ACAAAGATAGAATCGAGACTAGGATGCAAGAGCTTGTCGACGGTAAGAGAGATCTTCAAACCAGTAGTAAGTGTAAGTATTGCATGGGTGCTGCTGAAGCATGTCCTGCTTTCAATCGTCTATTCTATAGAGCACTTGAGGTAACGACTGAGTTCTTCCAAGACAGTATAAATAACGATGAGCTATCAAGACAACTCGATCAGGTCAAAAGAGCTGAAGAGGTTATCAAGATTAAAAAGGACTCGTTAACTGAGCTAGGATCTTTAAGAATTAAGCAAGGTGAGATAGTCCCAGGTTATGTACAGGTCGATAAGTACACTAACAGGACTTGGAAGAAAGGCATCAGTCCTGAAGCACTTGAGCTTATGACAGGTAAGAACGTAGTTGAGAAAACTTTCATGACACCTGCCAAAGCTGAGAAGCTAGGTATTTCTAGAGACTTAGTTAAAGAGCTTACAGAGAAACGTTTCGCAGGTATTAAGCTTGAGAAGAAAGATAGTAGTGATATGGGTAATAAGATATTTGGTAATAACAATCCTAATGGAGGGAAATAATTATGACACAACAAAGTAACGGAAACAATTTAGTAATTCAAGGACGTATCGTTTGGGGAAATGGTTCCTCATTGTTCGAAGGTAAGCAGAAAACAGATTACACGACTAACGCTCCAGTATTGGCAGCAGACGGTACACCTGTAATTGAGTACGGTTTTGGCCTGGCCATACCTAAGATTGATCCTGCGACAGGGCAACATAGTGCTGAGTTTACCAATGCATGGAACGCTCTACATCAAGAAGCTTTTACACTTTTCCCAAGTGGACAGATCCCTCCAGGGTTCGCAATGAAGTTTAAAGATGGTGATACAGTAGATCATAACGGTAAACCTTTTGCAGATAGAGAAGGTTACGCAGGTCACATTGTTCTTACATGTACTACTCGTATCCCTATCAAATGGTTTAAGTTTGAAGGTGGTAATAACATTATGGTTAACACTGGCATCAAAGTTGGTGACTACGTTAATGTTCAACTTAATGTTAAAGCACACCCTGCTAAAGGCACTGGTAAAGCAGGACTTTACGTTAACCCACAAGCTGTACAACTTATCCAACAAGGTAAAGAGATTATAAATGCACCAAGTGGAGATCAGATCTTTGGTCAAGCAGCACCTGCAGCGTATGTAGGTCCAGTAGTAGCTGACACAGCTCCTCAAATGCCTATGCAAGGTCAAGCTCCTATGGGTGCTCCGGCAATGCCTCAGACTGCACCTGCTCCTCAAGCACCAGTACAAGCACCTGCACACTATGGAGTTTTACCGCAGACTATGCAACCTCAAGCACCTGCACAAGCTCCGGCAATGCCTCAGCAACCTGCAATGCCTGCTCAAGCTCCGCAGCAACCTGCACAAGCTCCGGCAATGCCTCCAATGCCTCAGATGCCGCAATAATAATTAAGGAAGTTTAACAGTGAATAACTATTATACATTTGATTTGGAGTCCTACCCTAACATCTTCACCTTCGCAGGTAAGTTTAGGGACTCTGAAGAGGTTCAAGTTTTTGAGATCTCTGATCGAATGAATCAACGTGACGACCTGTTAAACTTCCTTTCTTATCTTCGTAACCTAAATGCTGAGATGGTCGGCTTTAATAACTTAGGTTACGATTACTTTTTAATACATGAACTCCTTACTAATCCGTACACGTTTGACCATAATAAGGCCTATCAAATATCTCAGGTTATTATTAATGGTCAACGTAACGGTGGTAGAGGTTTTAATTACATCAAACCTTCTGATAGATATATAGCTCAGATAGATCTAATGAAGATATGTCACTTTGATAACAATGCTAAACGTACAAGCCTAAAGGCCTTACAGTTCGCTATGAGGTCGCACTCATTAGAGGACTTACCATTTGCTATACGTCCGTTAAATGACCAAGAGAAAGACATTCTCAAACAGTACAACGTCCATGATGTTACTGAGACTGAGAAATTCCTGCTCAAGTGTGAGCACCTTATAGATATGCGTAGAGAGTACATAGCTAACGGTACTCTTTATGGAGATGTTTTAAATTACAACGATGTTAAACTAGGTGTTGAATATCTTATCAACAGACTAGGTAGAAATAAATGCTACTCAGGCGGTAAGCCTAAGCAGACCTTCAGAGAGTTAATTGAATTTAATAGTATAATATTACCTAAGATCTATTTCAGGACAGAGAAGTTTAACGACGTATTCTCTTGGTTCCTGTCACAAAGAATATATATGTCAGGTGGTGAGCGACCTAAGCTAGAGGTAGAGTTAGCAGGGTTAGAGTTCCACTTCGGAGTCGGTGGTGTCCACGCTTCAGCAGAGAATAAAGTATTTAAGAATGACGACACTCATCAGATAATTGATGTTGACGTTGCAGCTATGTACCCTTCAGTAGCAATTGCTAACGGCTTTGCACCTGAGCATTTAGCTGAGACTTTTATAAGTGCTTACAGACAGATTAGAGATGATAGAAATAAGTACGCTAAAGGTACATCACAAAATGCTGTTTTAAAGCTTGCTAATAACGGTGCGTTTGGTAACTTCAATAACCCTTACTCTCCGTTATATGATCCTAAGTGTGCGTTCTCAATTACAGTTAATGGGCAGCTTCAGATCCTTCAACTCGTAGAGATGGTAGATTTAATTCCAGACTGTGAGTTAATCCAAGGTAACACAGACGGTATTACAATCCGTATCAATAAAGACTATATTTACCTGCTTGAGCTATGGTGTAGAGAGTGGGAGAGGATGACAGGTCTTATCCTAGAACGTGCTGACTACACTAGAATGTGGATACGAGATGTAAATAATTACATAAGTGAGACAATGGACGGTGAGCTTAAACGTAAAGGTGCTTACTGGTATCCTCTTAGTGAGAAAGATTATAACGGTTGGTGGAATAAAGACTTCTCAAACCTAGCATCTAAGAAAGCTGCTGAGAAAGCAATGACTGACTCTTGGCCTGTTGAGACAGGGTTGAGAGTTAATACAGATCCATTCGACTTCATGTTACGTTACAAAGCTACAGGTCAGTCTAAGTTATTTATAGGTGACGTTGAGCAATTGAAGACTGTTCGTTATTACGTATCTAAGTCTGGTGGAGCTATGAAGAAAGTGTCACCACCTAAAGGTGAGGAAGGACAGTATAAGCGTAGAGCTAAGTTAACAGATAAATATTTTGATGACGTAATGAAAGAGATCGGTAAAGATGTTTGGGACGAAAGGGTACATACCAAGAATAAAGGCAAGTACGGTATTGTCGAGACGTCTGTTCAAGCAGGATGGAAGGTCAAGCAATGTAACGTTGCTACTGACTTTGATTGGAACGATGTTGATTGGAATTATTATATACAAGAAACTAATAAAATATTGATCGGGAGTAAGTAGAGATGAATGTGTTCAGTGAAAGAGAACAAAAGATTATTAAGATCATAGGACGTAAGAAGATTACGCTTGCTGAGATTAGTACAGACTTATTTAAGAACGGTGAAGAACCTTTCGAGAGTGCGATTGTTGTGGCTAATAGTGTACGACGTATCATTAAGAAGTGTTCACACCATGCTTTAGATTGGACGTTAACCAAGACTAGGGAGAGTAATAAGCTTTTAATAAGGAGAGAGAAGATATGAGATGCAATAAGACTAATTGTTCCGACCACAATATTAAAGTGTTTAACAATTGTAACGCTTACTATGACACCGATGAGTGTCCTGTACACGATGAACCTAAAGAAGTAACGCTTAAAGAAGCATTAATTAATATTTCAAAGGAGAGAAGAAATGATTAACACATTAAAGAATGTAAAAGAGATTAACGGTAAGGCAATTTGTGTAATGGATGAGTTGAGAGAGAAGTACCCTGAGAAATTTAACGACTCAGGCTCAATGGACTACAAATGGTTTGAGTCTGAAATAAGACCTAACTACAATATTTTCCTTAGACATGACGTAGATTCTATTAGCTTTAACATGCTCACTAAACCTGCAAGTGAAGGTGGAGATCTTAACCGATGTCAATTTACCGATCTAATCGCTACAGGTCTTAAGATGCTTGAGTATCTTAATAACAACTACCCTTGTAAAGAGAACGCAATATCGATTAGGAAAATTAAAGAAGCTCTATATTGGCAAGAGCAACGTACAAAGGATCGTCAAGCTAGAGGAGTGGAGGGTAAAGATGAGCAATAATGTATTAGACCTAAGTTCATTCACAGACGAAGAGATACTACATGAGATGAACCGTCGTCTTGGTAATATCACATTACCTGACCTGCCTAAAGTCCCTGAGACTACTGAGATCACTCCATACTTTATTATGCAACGTATGATTGAGGAGGGTTGGAAGGAAGATCCTAGATTAGGTCACACCGATGAGAGAATTAAAAAGATGTGGGACTATGTAGGATTTCCTACACTCACTGACGATGACTCATATTGTGCAGCGACTGTTAACGCTTGTCTTAAGCTTGCAGGTTATGAGATGTCTGAGAAAGTACCTAGTGCTAGAAGCTTTGAGACTTACGGTAGAGGTATATCGCTATCATTTGCTACTAAAGGTGACATAGTAGTATTTAAAAATACTAGTAGCGAGTGGCAGGGTCACGTAGGGTTTTACACATCTCAATTACCTGATGACGGTATCGTATTATCGGGAGGTAATCAAGGTAACAAGATGAGTGATTCACGCTACTCTCTTAACTCTGAGTATTTTAAACTATCTCAAGTTAGACGTATCACTGACATGAACAGAGTAGGTAACGTTGACTTTAAGACTCTTGAAGAGTGGAAGTTAATATGATTACCAAGACGTGTAGGAATTGTCTCGATACATTCCCTCTACATCAGTTAGCAATAAGTAAAGTATCTACTCATGGGCGTGACTCTAGCTGTAAACCTTGCAGGTCAACGTTTGAAGCTAATAGGCGACTCGTTAAATTAGCGAATACTACACCTGAAGATTTTATGATGTGTAACTCATGTGACAGGTTCTTCTCTAAACGTGTAGGTAGAGGAATTATTACTGATAAATGTAGGTATTGCAAAAGTACAGACGTAGAAGAATGTTAAAATAAAAAGGGCGGTAAAGCTCATAACAATTACCGCCCCATCTTAAATAGTCCTCTAAGTTTATAAAGAACTACAAAGTTGAAATGCTACTTTTTTGATCCCTTCAGCACCTATGTATTTTAAACACATGTACTTACTACCTACAGATCCTTTGATTAAGTCAGGTAAAACCTTTTGACCTACGAATACACATACAGGTTCAGCTAAACCACCAAGGAGTCCTTGTACTGGAGCTTCCTCTTTGATCTTTAAAAGCTTCGCTACACTGGTGTAGACTTTATCACCGATAAGTTCTACTTCTGACTTACAAGAGTGGTCTTCAATTACGACACCTGTAAACGCTGTTGTAAGGACTTTCTCTACTGCCTCTTCCACTTTTACAGCGGCTGAGATCTTGGCCTCGTTGCAAGCTGTTAGACCTGCAAGTAATGATACGATTAGTATTAAGTTTCTCATTATTCATCCTCCATACGCTTGATTGCGTTATCTAAATATTTGAGTTGTTTTTTACGTGCGCTATCTAAAATAGTTTTAAGAGGTAGGTCAGGGATTACAGCTTTACGTAAGATCTCTCTCAGCTCTTTAATCTTCTCTTCAGTTAGACAGGCGTGTTTTTTAAAGCTGGGTTCGTGACAGAATGTTTCTTCACCAAAGCGGTTGACGATACTCTCACGTACCGGATCACCTACTTTAAATTGTGGATCGAACTCAACTGGAGTCGAACCGCAACTAACTATTAAATACGTCGTCGAGATCAGAAGCAGCTTGCTTACGGTCGTCTTGATTGAGCGCATCTTCAATTTCCTTGTTTTCTTTTTCGGTGATAACGTAGTCGACAACCTTCTCAATTAAGACAAGTATCGCTTCTAGTACGTCGAATATTTTAGGGAGTGATAGTATTAATTTCCACATTACTTTTTCTTATCGAAGCTAACTTTAACTTTACCTGCACCACGTGACAGCTTGTTAATAAGCTCTAAAGATTTAGCTAGGAATTTATCAGGTTGCTCACCTGGGATAACTACAGCGATAGCTAGGAGTCCTGTAAAGACCATACCTACGGCACCAAGAATCTCTACTCCATGCTTCCAGATAAATGAAGCGTACCCCATAACTTTAGACATACTTCCGGGTAACTCTGCAGCGTGAGACATTGTTGCGAACGTTAATAATGCTGCGATAAATGTAAAGATAAATAGCATAAGTTTCATAATTTATTCTCCTAGTTATGTTGTCGTTAAACCTACATATATTAATCTACCCCCTATACCAAGGATAAGCAACCATCCTGCGACGATGAACTTCTCATGATAGGTAGTCTTAATTACAATCTTCGTATTTATCTCACTTTGTGTAACTAAGTAGTCAGAAAGCTTTTCATCTATTTTGATTATTTTTTCTTTAATCTCTTTGATGTCGTCCTTCCTTTCACAGGGTAATGTCATTACAACCTCTTTAATATGTAAGCTATCGCTCGTTGTACTTGGTTATTAGTAGCTGTTCCTGCTTTAAATGTTTGTATAGCATTTCTTAGGAGTGTACGTTCACTTGTCATTGCTAACTCTTCAGCTTCCTTGGCAGCTTTCTCAGCTACAATCTCAGACACCTTTGCCTCATACTCAGCAAGTCTTACGACATCGTTCTCTTTGATGATTCGTTTTAACTCTAATGCAAGATTTGGAATATCATACCCTGCTTTGTGTACTGCGAATCGTTCATCTTGTAATGCTGCCCATCTGTCTTTGATGTCTTGAACCCTAGCAAGTTCAGCAAGTCTAGCATTTTCAGCATCTATTAACTCTTGCTTATACACTAAGAACTCAGCATCTAATACAGCTTGATCGAATACGATCTCATCAAATACTAATTCTTCATTTTGTATTTGTGTCCGTTGTTCAAGTGTTAATAATCTCCACTTGATAGTAGCTATAACATCATCTAAAATCATTGCGTTTATTTCTTCCATGGTATCCTCTAGTGTAGTTTAGTTATTTTAATTCTTCCAACATACTCTGTGCCTGAAGCAATCGCTGATGCAGATCTTATCTCAAAAACCTTTGGACTAGATATGGTTATTTCCGTATGAACGGTGTTAAAACTTATCGATGCTGTTGTAGTATTATACGCAACATTTAAAAACTCTTCTTCAATACCTACATCAGTTATATTATATATGCTGCTTTTCACATAACTTGAGTTTCCAGTAGCTCCAACAGAGTATGATATTTCGTATTTACCTGCGGATAATGTTAATTGATTTGAACCTATACTTAAAAACTCAGTGTCACCTGTAACGCTAATAAGGTCTGATGTTTTGTATGCTGTTGTTGATGTCACTGCGTAATTATACAGAGTGGTATGAGTATCTACATAAGCAACCCTTGGCTTAGGTACACCAAGGAGATCGCCTACTCCTATTTTTGAGATTGTGAAAAGCACATTGTTTGCTTGCCATACTGTATGAGCATTTGTATGTGGTCGCACAATATCGCCCTTAGATAACCGTCCAGACCATGAAGCGGTTTGCTTTATAAATTCGGCAGTATTTGTTCCTGTCATTGTTAGTTTGTTAGCTATGGTTATTGAATCTATATCAGTAGTAAGATTTGTACTATTAAGACTTACACCTATCACCATGGTAGATGAGTTAACTGCATTATCTGAATATGACATATAATACAGACCGTCTTCATTAATGGTTATCTCTGTACCACT